GGGATCAAACACATCACTTCTTTATGTCTTTATAAATCTGGTACAGCTTGTGGCAGATCATCAAGACCGTGTAGATCAGAGTCGCCCAGATCAATACTTCGCTGACCTGATAGCCAGCGACAGTAGCCAGAGATACGCCTACTGGCGGTGCTACCTTGGCAGCAATTACTGAAATGCCTTCAGTTGTGTTTTCTGTGGTCATTACCAAGGCACTCCAGTAGCGGTTACAGGATTCTTCTGTGCATCAATCTGCGCTTGCAGACTAGCCTCGACTGCTGTCTTGTTTACGCCATTAGCCCATATCCAACCTAATACTGTTGCTTGCGTCAGATTGGCATAAGGGGTTGTAGGTGTTCCATCAGACCATGAACTTGTAGAGTATGTAGATGCGGAGTAATCCCCATCTACTGCGCTTGCAGTCCAATGTGCAGTTGTTACAAACCCATTAGAGGTTTGGCGGTCTAGTTGTACGATTGTCCAAGTGGTAGTCATTATTTAGCCTCAAGTAAAGCAACGCGTTTGCGAAGTGATTGAAGTTCAGCCACCAAATTAGCAATTACCTCTGATGATGATGCTTGCATACCTTGATACAAAGGTATGGTGCGAGTTGCTTTTACTCCTAAAGAATCTATGTATTCTTCTTCTTGAGTCGCATCTTTTTCCCCTGTCACAGATGATGGCGAAACTTCCGCAAATTCATGAGCAATAAAACCTGTTGCTTTAATACCAGATTGCGCCCACACCCAAGTTTTAGGCTTGAGTGCATCAATAAACTCCCCAGAACCCGTAAGTGGGGCTTGATTGTTTTTTAAGCGGTAATCGGAGGTTGTGTTAAAGGTAACTGCCGACGTTTGTGACACGCGAGTAATAGAACCTGCTTCCGCAGAGTTTGATACAAACGAAAGAAATTTAAATGCGCTTGTGTTAGCCGCTGGTTTATCCGTAATAGTTTGTTGTCCAGCGTCTTTAACATTCCATAATGTGTCGGCTAAAACAAATGCAGAACTACCACCAGTAGTAGAACTTAACAACGACATTCCATTACTGTAATTATTAAAAGTCCATTGCCAATTTTTTACAGAAGCAGACGAAGTTGAAAGCCACGACATTATGAAACCAGTGTCACCATTGACATTGTTTCCTATCGTCATGTTTGGCGAAGCAACGCTACTAACAAAATTGGCTTGCCCCGTGACACCAAGCGACCCTGAAACCGCTAATTTTGTAGATGGCGAACTCGTCCCTATCCCCACATTACCAGAGGAGTCGATACGCATACGCTCTGAGCCTGCGGTTGCTACAGCAAAATAATTTGTTATTGGGTCACCAACTAATTGAATTGCATTGTTTGATGCGTTAGACCGCCAATAAATATTACCAGTATTAGCAGAGCCTGAGTTTACATTTAGAGTTAAACCGCAAACACCTGAACCAGCAGGATTAGTAAGTTCTAAATTGTTAGCGTTAGCGTTACCAACAGAACTTGTTGAGCCAATTAAAACCCTACTGCTGGAGTCGATACGCATCGCCTCCGCACCACCCTCACTAAAAGCAATCGTATCTGCAGCAGGGAAGAAGATGCCTGTGTTGGTGTCGCCTGTGGCTGTAATCGTTGGTGCAGCAGCAGAACCTGCTGCATGAGATGCAATCCCGCCAACAGTCAAAACCTTACCAGAGCCAACATTAAGACCTACCGATGTTCCAGTACCTGCTGCTGCAAAGATTGCATCTACCGAGTCCAGATCGGTATTGATCTTCGTACCCCATGTATCGGTACTTGCACCTACTTCTGGTTTAGTTAGTAATAGGTTGGTTGTTGTGGTATCTGCCATAGTTCACCTTCATGCTGGGACTTGCGTCCATGTTTCTGAATTGTCTGCGATTGCTGTCCAAGTCTCTGGCGTATCTGCCTCTGCCGTCCAAGTCTCTGCCGTGTCTGGTATTGCACCCCATCCAAAGCCAATCATTGTCCCGACCGAGCCAGATGCCTCAACCCCAATTATCGCAATAGATAGTGCATTTGTAACGCTACCGACTGAGCCAGTACCGCCAACTCCAGTAATGGCAACAAAGGAGATTGTCTCTGGCGACATCGTGCCGACCGAGCCAGTTGACGCATTACCAGATACGGCAGCAGATATTGCAGCCAGTACCGAGCCAGCCGACAGCGTTGCAGAGTTACCAGATACATCAATCGACCTTGATGGCGTAACAGTTCCAACCGACAAGGTTGATGCGTTACCTGTAACTGCTGGTGATGTGTTCGGTGTGAGCGTGCCAAGCGATAGGGTTGACGAGTTCCCTGTAATCGCAAAACTTAAAGATATGCCGACCGTTCCGACATTACCCGTGGCAATGTTGCCGTCTTCTTGCTCGGATATGTCTACGCCAAGCGTGCCAATACCAAGGGTTGACGAATTACCACTAATGACGACATTACCGATGCCATAGACACCTAAGCCGTAGTAGCCAGAGCCGTAAGCAGCCATCGCGCTGCCCCTTTATTAAGCGAGTCTGATCAAGGCTGTGCTTGAATCATTTGTCGGCATGGTTAGTGTGAATGTTCCAGCCGTTACGGTCTGAGAACCGAAGGTGTGGACGCTGACTGCTTTGTTTGATTGGCTTGAGTTGTAGATCAAGACAGCATCAAAGGCAGTTGATAGGGTCACATTGGAATATGTGATGCTGGCGCTTGGAGTCACAAATGCCGTCGTGCTGGTAGAGCTTGGCGCTGTACCAAATGTCACCGTAGCACCGCCAGCCGTGTAGTTAGTACCAGTCACCTCGTTAGTTGCTGAGTATGCAGTCGTCGTTGCGTTGACCGTTGCAGACGCAAGGTATAGCGCAGCCTTGAATGTGTCGGCAGTCGATGCGGTGTGAGCTGGTACGCTGGTAGAAAATGCGTGTACAGCGTTGAGTAAATCAACCTTGAAAGATGTACACATTGCTTGCGTGTTAGCCATGATATTTCCCTTAACTTAAAGATTGCGCGACTGCTTCACCAGTCACATTTCGTTTTAAGGTCATATGGACTGAGCGATGCACAAGCTCGCCTTCTAGCCAATATTCCACCCAGCTTGTCGTCTCGTTGTCGTTGTCGATAGTGCCTTCTCGCTTCTCTAGCAAGGAGTCATCCATCTCACCTTTTGTAGTAGTTACTAGCATCTGTTATCCCAAAGTCCTTGCGCGTGCAATCAATACACCGCCAGTTGAAGAGCTGCGATCATCTGCTTTCGTTACTTCTTCAAGACCAGCTCGGTACATCGATGCCCACACAGCAATTCTCGCATCATCTTGCAGGTACGGTGCTGCTTGCATGAGAGCGCCATACAAGTAAACATCGGGAGCAGAAGTCAGTAACCAGTTTGTTGTGTTGCTAGTTGATAACTTGCTCAACTTTGCGTAATAAATAAGCTCACCCGTGTATGCAGCATCTGGTACTGGTAGGTAGCGAAACTGCTCACCCACCACGGTAAAAAATATAGGTTTAGTTGATGTGGTGTATACAACCGCCAGAGTGTCCATTGAGTCGATAGTCTCAAACCCCAATGGGGTGACTGGATTGGTGTCGAGCTTGAAAGACTTAACTTCTAAGAAGTTATCTGGGACTGCGGAGTATTCTGTAGTGATAGACGCAGTAGCACGCACGATCATCTGTCTGGTGCGCAGATTACGCTCGATCTGAGCCTCTGCCAGAGAGATAAAGTCTGGAATAGCAGTAGTCAGGTCTGAGCGATTAAGCCAGTCCCCGACCGAAGTCTTCAGTTCAGCATAGGTTGTTAACGCCATCTTCAGCCTTTTCTGCTTTCTCAAGATCACGCATCACCCAAGTGTGATTGTGCTTGAATTCAAAAGTCCCAATGTGTCCGATCTCTTTGGACACATCATGGTCTATGTAGATTTTAAAGCCAGCAGCCTGTGCTTTACGACAGAAAAAAACATCCTCACCAACATAACCGCGCTTCTCAGTACGCCAAGGAGTCTCGAACCAAGGTTCACTCAAAGCCTCAAAGACCTTGCGCTTGATCAGCATGACACCCATACCGATAGAGCCGACTTCCTCAATTCCTGTGGAGTCTGGCATTGTGTAGACAAGCACGCGCTCACCGTTCTCGTCATAGCGTTGTGCAGTTGGTCCTGTCGGCAGTCTGCGTCTTGCACAGTTCGTTGCCACGATGTCCAAGTCATGCGCCAAGAGTCTCTCGATCATGTCCTGCGGAAATGTCATGTCTGAATCTACAAACAAGATATGGGTACAACCTTCAGCCATTGCGTCTAGGCACAGATCAGCACGCTGGGTCTGGATAAGTGTCCCTTGCATAATCTTCAAGGACACAGCATCAGTCGTGTTAATCGTGTGGTGCGCCACCATGTTAGTCATGCAAAAAGCATAATTTGCGTGAACCATGTCACGCGCTGGTGTGCAGACTGCAATGTAGTTTGGGGTCATACTTTTCCTGATCTAGTTCTGAAATACTTATTCTCTGGATCGTTGATCCACTTTTTCATGTAAGCCTGATCGTCTAACTTGCCTTCAGCCTTGAGCTGGAAGTAGATAGACATCGGGATGCTGGCGACTCTGCTCCACTCGCCCCACCGAGCACGCTCATCAACCTGTGCGTACTCTTGCTTATTCTCTTCAATGATCGCAGTCACATCTTGCTGTGTGTGAATCGTTGCCTGATTCGTTTCATCGTCAAATTCAAATGTGCGCGTGATCCCCTGATCAGCGTCTGTACTAAATAGTCTTTTTTCAATCATGTAAAAAAAGGGTCTGAGTTTCCCCAGACCCTTCGTTAGTTCAATTAAGAAGTAACTAAGTCAGCAGCAATGCCGTGGGCATTCTCTGCCAACACTTTGTGACCCCACTCAACGATCAGCATACGCTTTTCAGCGTCGCCAGTCTTTGCCAACTCAACTTGTTGGTAAGGACGCAAGGTTGTGACTTTTGCGTAATCTGGATCGATCACGAAAGCATCACGCTCACGCTGGAAGCGGTTAGGCACGACTTGCACATTGCCGAAGTCAGACACATAGATGTCTGCTGCGCCAATGATGGTTGCAGGACGAGCACCGCCATCAATGTTGAAGCGTGAAGATGCGATACCAGAGAAGCCAGACACGCGCTGCTTGTTGACTGGACCAGTCATCAAGATTTTTGGTGTGCCGCCAGAAGTCCAGACTTGTTGAATAACATTCTTCAAGATGGTCTCTGTAAAGGTACGCACATTGCCGTCACTACGAGCGCCAGTAGGCACAGTTGTATACGATGGGTTAGCACCGTTCGTCTGCATGTCGTAGTTAGTCTTAATGAAGGCTTGCAATGAAGCAGTACCGCGAGCAGTTGTGGTATTACCAGCAGCAGCGACAGCACCGTTCAACATTGAAAACTCTTGATCACGCTTCAACTCAGCGCTACGCTTGGCAATTTGGTATGCCAATTCGCTACGACGACCAGCCTTGTTGACGGTCTCTTCAGTTGCAGACAAGACGATAGTCTTACGGCTGATCTGAGCGTAGTTTTGCAAACGCACAGTAGCAGTTACGCTATCGAAAGAAGTTACATCGTCGCCCTCTAACTGCTTGTTAGCAGCAGCAGAAGCCAATGTGTCAGTCTGCCACTCAAACAATGAGTTGCTGATTGACTCACGACCGATGTTGCTCATGTAAGGAGTCTCTTCGGGAGCGATGTTAGTGATGATGTTGGATAAGTCCTCGCGGATACCCTTTGCATCAAATGTGGTGAAGGTGTTGGTTACGATTGCCATTTAAGTGTCCTATTTCAAAAGAAGTTCTATTGCGGAGGCAGCGTCATTGACGCGACCTGACTTTGCAAGACGCTGTTTTGCGCGTGTACTTTCAGTTGTTGTGGAGACGCGACCTGCTGCACTAGGCTTGGCAGTGCGAGGACCGTTGTTGACTACTGGCTTGATCTGCCCACGCTTGGACATCATCTGGTCATAGAGCGCTGCTTTACGCAACGCAATGACAGCTCTGTGGTCATAAACATTCTTGAGTTCTTCGTCGCTGAATCCGATCTTTTTGCCGAATTCGACGAGTAGAGCCTTTTCAGCCTGTGCCTTCTTGGAATCTTTCCACTCAGGTACGGCTTGGATCAGGGCTTCTTGCTGCGACGCAAGGTGAGCTTGCATTTCCTGTGCTCTTTGTTGCGCTGTTAGCTGAGAAAGTCTCTGCTGTTCGGATTGAATAGCTGCGAGTTTTTCTTGCTTCTGGCGCATCACTTCTGACTGTCTCACCCACTCAATGGGGTCTTCGTTATAAAGACGATCCATATCCACGGGTGCTTCAGTTGACTCAAGTTGCTGCTTCAACGCTCCCAATAACTGGGAATACTGTTCACGCTCGGCACGAATAGCAGCAGCTTCTGCTTCGACAGCCTTACGGGTCTCAGCGATCTGTTGCGTCTTTCGTGTGTAATCCTGAGTACTCGAATATCCTTTTTGAAGTTCGTCTAGCGTGACCTCGACCTCTTTACCGTCAACTTTGACGGTGTAGACCTCGGCTGGCTTTTCTTCTTCTTCGGTTTCTTCATCTAACTCTGATTGTTCCTCTGTCGTTTCTTCATTGGATTCGTCGTCTTGCACATCCAATTCTTCATCGACAGAGACCGCGACATCGGAAGTATCTTCCTCAGTCAAACGCGCCTTGTCAGCATTTTGCTGTTCTCCGTCTAACGGCAACATCATCTGATCAAGAGCACTAGCTGCATCAGCTACAGACATAGGGGTTTGGTTTTCCATTTCCTAGTCCTTTACACCAACGACTTTTGTTCACGCTCAATCTGGCGCTGTGCAACTTTCCCGTTGTCCATGATTTTGGAAATCTCGGTTCGGAAGTTATCAATCGCACGCAACATATGCCAAGCGTGTTCTCTCTTCGTGATGTCCTCTGGCTTCGTATCTTTCCAAAACCAGACGGCATCATTCTCCATCTTCAACAAAGCAGTTGAGAAAGCCTCGTCAGCGATTAGTGACTCAGCCTTCTTGCCTTTTCTTACATCTTCTTCTTGTTTGCTCACTTAGACCATTCCTTGTGGGTTGATGGGTTGCATTGGTGCTGGCTGTGCTTGCGCCATCGCCTGTTGTACCAACGCACTTTGCTCTTTTATAACCTCTCGGTTGACATTCTGCTCTGCCACGATCTGGGCAGTGCTGATCTGTGTGTTGTACTTTAACTCAAGTTCGTACTGACGAAGTAGTCTATCTTGGTTCATTTGATCGCGTCTGAAGTCGTCGTCCATCATCATCTTCTGGCGCTGTAACTCAAGATCGGCAGCCTTTTTCTGGATGTCTGCCTTAATAGACTCGGCTTGCACCTGCGCCAAAACCTCTTCTGGGCTTGGCTTTTGTGGTGCTTGCGGTGCTTTCCATCCTTCTGGAATGCCCGCAAAG